CACAAGCCAGAGGTTGATACCAAGCTACTATTTAGGTAAGTACAAAGGCATTGAGCCATTTGATGTTTGTATGGACTTCGCAAGAGACTCCTACAACATTGGTGTAGCTATCGCCTACTTGCTACGAGCAGGTAAAAAGAAAGACAATCCTAAAGCTCAAGACTTGAGAAAGGCTATACACCATTTAGAAAAAGAATTGGAATATGAAGAAAGAATTAACCCTCTCCCTCACGCTACCGAAGACCATAAGTCTTAACGCACTCTACGCAGGTAAGCATTGGACATTTAGAAAAAAGATAAAAGATGAATATAAAAAAATCGTTGAAGAACAATTGGCTCGTTACGACCACCATATTGCAGAGAGTATGTCTATCCATATTAGGTACAATACTCGTGCCGATGTGGACAATCTTGTTCTTGTTTCAAAATTTACTGCTGATACTCTCGTTGCTAACGAATGGATTGCAGACGATAATCCTAAACACTACCACAGGCTTACTATCACTTATGACAAGAGTGTTGAAAAGAATTATTGTGAAGTTGAGGTTAGATTAAAGGGAGCAACCTTGCGAGTATAAACATTTTTATTAACTTTGAATCATTAACTAAATTATATAACGATGACTAAAACATCTATTGTCAAGGACATTAAGTCCGCAGGAGAACCGTACAACGGTCAGTATGGAACACTTTATGGGTTCTATGTAACATTTGAAAATGGAGATAATGGTAAGTACAACTCCAAAGACCCGAACCAAACAAAGTTTGCAGTAGGACAAGAGGCTACTTACGATTACATCCCAAGAGAGTACAATGGCAAGACCTACTACACGGTCAAGCCTGTTAACCCACAATACGCAAATGCAGCACCTTCTGGTGGCACATCTGCTCCAAGTGGTACACATACCTCTAAAGACGAATCAATCATTCGCCAAACGGCTCTCAAGGCAGCAGCCGAGATTGGTGGAACACCGCAAGTAGTTATTGCGAATGCACAAATCTTTGCTGATTGGGTAATGAAGAAGGGCGCAGCCCAAGCCCAAGCAACTCATCAGCAACACTTTCAAGGTAGAGAAGAACCTCAACCTGTAGCGGATGGTTTGCCATTCTAAAGAAAGAACTATATTAGGGGGGCGCACTTGCGCTCCCTTTTTAACTTAAACCAACTATGTCAAAAATATCTTATGCCGATGTGTTCGGTAAACTTGACGATGTCCGAATGGGTAAAGTCAAAGAAGGTCTCAAGTTCGGGCAATGGAATCTTGATGACCACCTACGATTCAAGCGAGGTAATTTCAATGTAGTATTAGGACACGCTAATGTCGGAAAGACTTCCGTGATGTTGTACCTAATGTTATTGCAAACAATAGTCAACGATATTAAGTGGCTTGTATTCAGTTCCGAGAACACTCCTGTATCAATAGCAAAGAAGCTATCCGAGTTCTTTTTGGGTAAGCCCATTAACAAGATAGATGAAGACGAGTTCCAGATGGCTCTTGATTTAGTTCAAAGGTATTTCATTATCATTGACACGGATAAGAAGATGTACACCTACAAGGATTTGATTGAAGAAGCTACTGACATCTATCACGAAGAGGGTTTTGATGGTTTCTTGATTGACCCTTACAACTCGTTAGTAAAGGACAAAGAGATGTTCAAAACACTTGGCGGTCACGAATATGATTACGAAGTTAGTACCCACTTTAGGAATTGGGCAAAGCAACACGATGTAAGTATCTGGTTGAATGCTCACGCAGTAACCAATGCTTTAAGAATGAAGCACTCCGCAGGACACGAGTATGCAGGTCACCCTATGCCACCAAGCGCAGCAGACATAGAAGGCGGTGGTAAGTTTGTAAACAGGGCTGATGACTTTGTAGTTATACATCGTTACATACAACACCCTACGGAATGGATGTACAACCAAGTACATATACGCAAGGTGAAGGAGGTGGAGACAGGTGGTAGACCTACACCATTAGATGAACCTGTACGCTTTAGGAGTATACCTAACAATGTAGGCTTTGAGATTCACGGTGAGAATCTTATAGGAAAGAAAGAAAAAGAACAAAGCAAAATGCCTTTTTAAATGGATGAATTAAAGCAAGAAGATTACAGTTGGGTAAGAGGCGGTAGCAAGAGCATAGCCCTGTTATGGTTAAGACAAAAGAATCAAGACTTGATGCAGATAGCCAATGGTCTTAAACCTCAAGACCCAAGCAATGAGTATGAGATGGATATATTCATTGACCTCATTAGTATATACTCTGCTATAGATGCTTCTATAGGTATGGTAGAGGATGTGCAACAAATGGTATGGGAGGCTGAAGCAAAGAACGCTGACCTCAAGCTAACCATACGCAACCTAACGAGAAAGATAAACGCTTATGAAGAGCGATTTGATAACCTTAACGAACACCTAAAATGAGAGCAACGATATTACAATTACAAGAGGAGTACGATAACTATACAGGCAACCATAGAATCTCACCCTCCAGAGAGCGTAGGAATGTTATGGCAAGGTTTGCCTTTATGGTTGCAGCAAGAGACTTGTACACTACACTTGAGATAGCACGAGTATGTAAGAAGAATCACGCTACAATCATACACGCTACGAAAGGACACGAGATGAACCTAAAGTTTGACAGAGACTATATGCAGTTCTTCAACCAATGTTGTGCGATTATGGACAAGCTACGAGGCTCTCAAGAGGAAGGAATGGATTGGGGATTGACCAAGCAGAATGCGTTATTAACCGAGCGTTTACAAAAAACTCGTGAAGAACTATCAATAACTCGTGAAAAGTTGTATATTATGGAGCAAGAACTAACTAAACTTGCTACTCAAAATGAACTTTGCGATTGACATAGCACCCCTTGCAGGGATTCTAATAGGTATAAACTATTGGGACTCCACTATGAATGATGACTTTGAGAATCCCAAGTACCACTCTTTGCAGTTGTGCTTTGGGATTTTTGCTTTAGTAGTCACTTGGTCAACTGAACAATGACCACAGTATTAGACCTTCTTGCAGGACACCACAAGGAATGGATTAAGATGGTTCATAAGTTCGGTGCAGGTAGCTATGCCGAAGACATCGTGCAGGAGATGTACATACGCCTCAATAAGTATGTAGAGAACCCAGAACGCATTATGTACAAGAACCAACCCAACAAGCTCTTTGTATGGGTAACCCTTCGTAATATGACGAGGCAGTTCCAGAACAAGAAAGACTTGATGGTATACACAGGCGATATGGTTGAGTACGATGTTGCAGAGGAAGAGTTTGACCGAGTACAAGCAGAAGGCTTTGAGAAGTTAATAGACAAGGTATGGGAGGTTATGGAAGACCTTCATTGGTATGACCAAAAGATGTTTGAGGTATACCACAAGACTGATATGTCTATGAGAGATATAGAAAAGGAAACAGGCATTAGCCTATTCTCAATATTTGATACACTTAAAAATTCTAAAGAATATGTCAAAGAAAAAATCAACGAAGACTACGAAGACTACCAAAACGGTGAAAGCGAACTCATCTAAAGGTTTAGGAGATGACATTGAGAAAATCACAAAGGCTACAGGAATCAAGAAAGTAGTAGACACCTTTGCTGAACTCACAGGTATTGATTGTGGATGTGATGCTCGTAAGGCAAAGCTCAACAAGTTGTTCCCAAAAAGAACACAACCACTATGTTTAGAAGAAGGGGAGTACACCACCCTCAAGCAGTTCTTTAATGACTTCAATGGTAGAGAGGTCAAAGAGATGTACCAAGAGCCATTAAGTAGAATACACTCAAGAGTATTCCAACACAAGTATTACATTCCTTGCTCCTGTAATCCCAGAGAATGGTCAACACACATAGCAGACCTAAAGAAGATATATGGAGAATACGAAAGTAAGTAAGCTCCTACTTGTATACCTATGGACTCAAGGTCATAAGATAAGGGAATACAAAGAGTCTGAAGGTGTCACAACGGTACACGGCAAAGACGAGTACAAATTTGATGTTAGTGGCTCTTACGGAGGCTTTCGTGTAGAGTACACACATAATAGATTCTCATTCTATGATGGGGACAAGAAACTAAAAGACACAGACCTCAATGAGTTTCGTTAAAGGAGATATTGGTGAAGACCTTTGGTGTGCCTACATCAAGACACGAGGACATACGGATATTATCCGTGCGCCAAAAATGAAGTTCTATGATTGGGATGTCAAGAGTACATACCAAAAGAATGAGCTGACCTTTGAGGTGAAGTACGATAGCAAGGCTTATTGGTGGGCTAATAGACGAGGAACACCAGAGCAACCTAATCTATACATAGAGTTCAAGAATACGAACAAAGATGAGGATTCTGGAATCAAGGCAAGTAAAGCTATATACTACATCTACATCTTAAAAAGAGATGAATCCAATACCGCCTTTGTATTTGATAGGGAGGGTATGTTAAGCCATTTGGAGCAGGTTACTTACAAGGTAGTAGGTAATTCTGCTACAGGTGATGACAATGCTTTGGGATGGATACCACCATTAGACTCATTGATTACTCAACCATTCTTTGTGAATAAAATTGTGTTGTAGTGTTGGGTGTTAACTAATTTGTGTATATTAGCAGAAACCAAAATTATTATGTCAAAGAAAATCTACACCCTTAAAGAAGACCTCCTGTACGGAGGCACTCTGTTCATCGCTTCTGCCATAGGCATAGCGTTCTTTCTATTTATCTACGAACTAATAGAGAGAATATAATGTACTATTTAGATAGAGAGTTAGCTTCGTACCAAGAAGACCAAGCAGCACAATGTGACATCTGCTATGAGTATTGTGATGACAGTTGGACTTGTTCCTGTTGCCACGATTGTGAGAAGGAGAGTTGCGTATGCGATGACGATGAACAAATAATCACAAGACAAATAGACTACCAAAAATGATGACACATAGCAAAGCTATACTACAGGCTCAAATCATATTTGAGGAAGCGTTAAGCGACAAAGAATGCATTGACCAACTCTTGCACATAGATGCCCAGATGTATGCAAATACAGGAGAGGAGACAAGCAAGTCAGAGATGGAATCTATCAAGAGAGCATCCGCTTTTATCTACCGACTTATAAAAGGCATTGACTATGATAAGGGTCAACGCTTTATTCAAGCAATGGGATTAACCCGATAAATAAAACCACTATGTCAAAACAAATTACAATGCTCAATGGTGAGCAACACAGTCAAGAATGGCTTGTACAACAAGCTATTGAAGATGACTTCTACTATGGCTATCTCGGTAAGGTAGCATTCAGTTCATCTAACCTAAAGAAACTTCTGGACTCTCCAAGAACCTACTACAACCTAATGCAGTATGGTGAGGAGACCAATAGCCAAGCTCTACGAGATGGTAGACTCATACACACTATGGTGTTAGAACCTCATAAGATAAATGAGATGACCTTCATAGATGTAGCGAGTAAGAACACCAAGAGATGGAAAGAGGCGAAAGCAATCCACCCCAACCATTTACTCTACACTAC